GCACCTTACGTGCATAAGAAGCAAGCGCAGCATATTGATATAGATTCTACCTCCACAGCTGTTACGGTTGGCATAACATCGGAAGACGTTAAACAGTTGTCGGACGAAGAAGTTGAATCTATGTTGGGCATGTTCTCTAAAATGAAAGACATTAACATAGCGACGATAGACGTTGCTGACTTCAACATCGTCGTCGACAATGAGTGATATCTTAACGCCCAAGTCTATGGTCATCGTCCTTAAGAAGGAGAGGGAGAGACGCGCTGCAGAGAAGAGTCTGTACGAGTTTACAAAGCAAGCATGGCACGTCATCGAGCCTGGAACGCCGTTCATGCACAATTGGCATCTTCAAGTTATCAGCGAGCATCTTGAGGCTGTAACGAACGGCAAGATAAGCAAGCTCATCATAAACATTCCCCCACGACACATGAAGTCCATACAGGTTGCTGTTATGTGGCCAGTGTGGGTGTGGACATTCCGCCCTGACTTCAGATGGTTGTTCGCATCTTATGCTGGTTCGCTGTCTGTTCGTGACTCGTTGAAGTGCAGACGTCTTATCGAGTCTGAATGGTTCAAGGATCGTTGGGGAGATAGATTCAAACTAACAGGCGATCAGAATGCTAAGACATTCTTTGAGAACGATCAGTCTGGTTATCGCTTTGCGACATCCGTTGGTGCATCGACCACTGGCCATGGTGGTGACGCTATCGTTGTTGATGACCCGCACAACGCGCTTGAAGCACAGTCTGACAATATGCGCGAGTCTACCCTTGAGTGGTGGGATCAGGCGATGTCGACGCGTCTGAACAACGCAAAGACGGGCGCACGTGTAGTCGTTATGCAAAGGTTGCATGAGAAGGATCTGTCTGGCCATCTACTCGCGCAGGGTGGTTGGGAGCATTTGTGCTTACCAGCAGAGTACGAGTCTTCAAGGAGAGTGTTCACTTCAATAGGATTCAAAGACCCAAGAACTATAGAGGGCGAGCTGTTGTGGGAGCAACGCTTCGGTCAGAAAGAGATACAAGAACTTAAGACCTCGCTTGGACAATACGGTGCATCAGGACAATTGCAACAACGACCAAGTCCTATGGAAGGTGGCATCATAAAGAGGAACTGGTTCAAGATGTTGGAGGCAGACAAGCCATTGCCGATCATCAGGTTTATATTGCAGTCTTACGATACGGCGTTTACGGAAAAGACCTCTGGCGATCCTACAGCGCACACGTGCTGGGGCATATTCAACCATCAGGAAGGCAAACGGGTAGTGCTATTAGATTGCTGGCAGGAGCATCTTGGATACCCTGAGCTACGCAAGAAAGCCTACGACGACTACAAGTCCAAGTACGGCGACAAAGACAAAGGCGTTGACGTTGTGTTGATCGAGGAGAAGGGCAGTGGCATATCGCTGTCGCAAGATCTACGCAGGGCTGGCGTTCCCGTTCGTACATACAATCCTGGTCGTGCCGATAAGGTTACGCGTTTGCATTCTGTAGCACCGTTGCTTGAGGCTGGCTTTGTATACTTCCCAGAGAGCAAGAAACGTCCAGGGCAGTTCCCTCCATGGGCGGATCAGCTGATGTCGCAGTTGTTGGTATTCCCAAACGGTGAGCACGATGACTTGGTCGACACGTTGACGCAAGCTATGATATACTTCAGGGACTCAGGCATGTTGACGATGGACGAAGGCAAGTTTGTTGAGGACTATGCACCACCGAAAGAAAGAATCAACCCTTACGCTGCATAATTGTTGCTTTTTATCTAATGTTGGTGCATAATAACCAAAACACAAGGGGTCAATGTGGCTGTCAAAAACAGAAAACCTATTCGAGGGGCGCTTAGTCGACATTCGTCGAAAGGTATTCCACGCTTCGAGGTTGGTGGTTTGAACCAGATTGACGTCACAGCCCCAATGCCGACAGAGGCAGAACGTGCCGAGTATTTCAGAACGCACGACGAGAACGGCAACCTAATCATCCCCAACGAGTTTGCGCCACCCAGCATCCCTGGCACAGGTGTTAAGCTCGACGAACCAAAAGCCTACAACCTTCCATACGAATACTCCTTACCTCGCTTAGGCGTTGCTGGCATTGAAGCATTGACGACACTGGGCACAGGCGCTTTGGCTTATCCATTAGGCGCAGCATACGGCATAGGCAGTAACTTATTAAGCGGCAAGTACGGAACGGCAGAGGGTGCACGATTAGCTGACGAAGAGGCTGCAAAAGCGGCAGAGGCTATGACATACACACCTCGCACAAAGACAGGACAGGAAGCAGTTGAAGGTCTTGGCGATATATTTGAAGCTTTAAAAATACCACCGATCATTCCCGAGTTAGCAGGATTGCAAGGCATGCGCCGTCCGATGCCCGACGATGTACGAGCAATTGGTGGCAAGGGATTGGAACTAGCAGAAGACGTTCGCAACCTCAAGAACGATTACCTAAATGCGCAAGAAGGCATTACGCGCGAAAGACCAACCCTTGGTGCATCTTTACAACGCAAAGCCAAAACACTTGGTGACTATGTCGCAGAGAGACAAGCCAATGAGCGTGAGTTCAGACAGAACTATTCATTGATGCCAAGCATGGCAGAGGCAGGCAAGAGCTACATCGTCAATCCAGAAGGCAATTTGAATTTGACACCAATCGTCCGCGCAGAGTCTTTGAAAGGTCCAGACAAACAGACTGTCGGAAACTTTATGAGACAGATTCAAAGCATTCCAGGTGTTACAAAGGCAGGCATTGCTGAAGCACTTTCCCACATAAAAGAATTAGATCAGACTTCTTTGATCACCAAAAGTGAATTCGAGAAATTGGTTCCAGCTTCACAATATTCTAAAGTAGATTTGTCAGATTCAGCAGGTGTGAACCAACACCTATTGGATGAGGCAGATGAGTTGATACATGAAAACGCAGACCTTTTGTATGAAAACATTTCTGAAAGATTGGGTCTAGATCCTTATGAAAACGATAATGCTTATTTCTTACAACAACTTGACGCAGGAGAAGTTGGGTTAGAGGATGCTCCTCCTGGATTCATTGAGGCATTTGGAGACACTCCAGAAAATGAGATCCTCAATGCATTCGACTCGATCAAACAGGAAGAACACACAGAGCTTGTGGATCAGTACGTTATGGAAAGGCAAGATGATGGCGATGAACCTCGACGCAATATTTACCAATACGATCAACGTTTGCGCGCTAATTATAAAAATGCTGATGATGATGATTATTTTGAAATTGGGGTGACGCATCCAGAAGTGTCAGATGAATACCATCACTACAACGGAGAAGAAAATCTGTTCGGACACGCAAGAGGTTCATTCATTCGTGCAGACGCATCTCCTGAGGACAGACTATTACTTGTTCCTTATTCTGAAACGACAATAACAGCTAAACCAAATTCTGCCGTGATTGAGGAGATACAGACAGACTCTCTTAAAGGAGAATATGCAACTGTCGACGGACAATTTAAGCGGAAACATCTTCCGCAAAAGGGAATTTTAAATCAAGCAAACAGCACTGTATTCAAAGCTGCAATTCAGCATGCTTTGGAAGGTGGAGCAGACACAGTATACTTGCCAACTGCAAAAACTGTTGCATCGCACAAGGAACGCAATCTTGAAGAGAAGCAATTAGTTCCTGTGTATGACAAACAGGTTGTAGAAGAAGGATTGCGCCCTCTTTTGAAAATCCCAGGTGTGACTGCTCGCAAGCTCGAAGGGTATTGGGAGATAGATTTCTCTCCAGAAGCAAAAGAATTCATACTCAACCTCGAAGGACAAACTATTACAGGTTATAATGAGGGTGGCGTCGTTCACATGTCAGAAGGTGGATTGTGGGAAGGCTATGGCGCACCAATGGGTGAGACTCCAAATTACTACAAAGAGCAAGAAGACTCGCCAGTGCATTCGCGTTCTAATTTGAATTACGGCAACCGCAAATACAGCAATGCTGACGTAAGCTGGAACGAAATAAGCACAGACGTTGATCTGTTAAATAAATACGGCGTAGGTGCGACCAAACAAAGCTCTGTCGTCAAATTGCACAATGACAAGATCAAGCAATCAGACATAAGCGAGCTGCGCGCACGTTACGCAACAGACGGCGGAACTCAATATGCAGTTAGCCGTAGACCTTTGGACAGGACTTGGTCTGTTCGTCGTAGCGAACCACGCGATCAGTCTTCTTTGTCTGTGGACATCTCTCCTGATTACAAGGGAATAAGTTACACAAAGAATTTCGCAGAGGGTGGCGCAGTTTATGACCACGACTCTGTGTCAAGCATGGCAGATGAATTGTTAGGGTCGATGAACTTTGCAGAAGGTGGACCAGCATTGTCGGTTGGTCGTGGAGAGAAACTTCCTGTGTCTCGAGGAGCAGGGCTAACAGCAAAGGGGCGTGCAAAAGCAAACAGAGCTACAGGCTCTAACCTTAAAGCACCAGTCCCGCACCCTAAAACTGAAGCAGATGCAAACAGACGCAAATCATTCTGTGCTCGAATGTCAGGTATGCCTGGTCCTATGAAAGACGACAATGGCGATCCTACTCGAAAAGCTGCATCATTAAAACGTTGGAACTGTTAAGGAATATAAATGGCTAAAGATATGATGGACGACGAAGAAGAACTTCAAGGCGAGACCGTTGAATTAGAAGAAGAGGACACTGGCGTACGCGATACAGAAGACGGCGGTGCAATGGTTACGCTTGAGAATGAAGAGAATCATCAGCTTCAAACAGAGCACTTTGCCAACATCGTTGACGACATCGATCAAAAAACTCTTAAAAAGATTGTTGACGATTTAATAACTAAAATTGAGCGTGACAAAGATGCACGTAAGAAAAGGGATGAGCAATATGAAGAGGGCATTCGTCGTACTGGTCTTGGTGATGACGCTCCAGGTGGTGCGCAATTTACTGGAGCCAACAAGGTTGTTCACCCGTTGATGACAGAGGCTTGTGTTGACTTCTCAGCACGAGCAATGAAAGAGTTATTCCCTTCAAATGGTCCTGTGCGCAGCAAGATCATAGGCAAACAAGAGAAAACCAAGCTTGAGAAGGCAGAGCGCAAAGCTAAGTACATGAACTGGCAATTAACTGAGCAGATGTTAGAGTTCCGCTCAGAGCTAGAACAATTGACCACGCAATTACCATTAGGTGGCGTGCAGTACATGAAACTGTTCTGGAATAAAGACCTTAACCGTATCACTTCTGAATTTATTCCTGTCGACGATGTTTACTTGCCGTTCGCAGCATCAAACTTCCACACAGCCGAGCGCAAGACGCACGTTCAATACATAACTAAATACGAATATGAGAAACGCGTTCGTGCTGGCATGTACCGTGAAGTCGACCTTGGCATGGCGGATGACATTGATTATTCAAAAGCGACCAAAGCAAATGATAAGATTGAAGGTCGAGAAGACAATTCATACAACGAAGACGGTTTGCGCACTGTGTTTGAGATCACTACGGCAGCAGACCTTGAGGGCGACGAGTTCTTGCCGTACGTCATCACTGTTGATAAAGCCACAGAAAAATGTTTGGCAGTCTATAGAAACTGGGATCCTCGTGATGAAAGTTTCAAAGAGCCACTAGTTTCAATCGTAGAATTCCCATTCGTTCCTTGGCGCGGTGCTTATCCAATCGGTTTAACACACATGATCGGTGGTTTGTCAGGAGCTGCGACAGGCGCACTACGAGCATTGCTTGATTCTGCACACATTTCCAATATTCCAACGCTTCTAAAATTGAAAGGTGGTCCTAACGGTCAGAACGTTAACCCACAACCTACAGAAGTTATTGAGTTAGATGGCGGAATTAACGTTGACGACGTTCGTAAAATAGCAATGCCAATGCCGTTTAACCCACCAAGCCCCGTTTTAATGCAGTTATTAGGCTTCTTGGTTGACTCTGGCAAAGGCGTAGTGCAAACTACATTCGAAAAACTGTCAGATCAAAATCCAAACATGCCAGTAGGCACGACATTGGCGTTGATCGAGCAAGGTATGGTGGTGTTTTCATCAATCCATTCTCGTTTGCACAATTCAATGGCGCAAGTTTTGAAGGTAATGCACCGTTTAAACTCTGCATACCTAACAGAAGAGATGGTTATTGACGAATTCGGAGAGAAGATGGTTGATCCGTCTGACTTCGATGGTCCATTAGACGTTATCCCTGTCTCAGACCCAAATATATTCAGCGAAACACAGCGATTTGCCCAAGTTCAAGCTGTTCAACAGCGAGCAATGGCATTGCCTCAGCTTTATGATGTCCGCAAAGTTGAAGAGCTATTCCTTAAACAGCTGAAAATACCAGAGGGTTTGGAGTTATTGATACCCAAGCCTGAGCCTAAAGACATTGATCCAATCCAAGAAAACTTTGCAGCTTCAGTCGGCAAGCCTATTGGTGCGTTGCCTGAGCAAGAGCATATCGCTCACTTGCGCGTGCATTTGGCATTCTTGCAGTCACCGATGTTTGGTCAGAATCCAATCATTGCTCCTATGTTCGTTCCTGCCATCGTGTCTCACATAAAAGACCACTTGTTAATGCACTACATGAAGATAAGCAGAAAAGGTTTAGTAGCAGCAAGCGATAGTGGTATGCTAGGCGATGATGCTATGATGGAAGCACAAGCAGCCGTTGAGATTCAACAAGCGATTGAGCAAGCGATACCGCCTGAGTTCCTACAAATTGTAAGTCAGGCTTACGAAAAAGCGCAACAAATGCAACCGCCTACACCGCAAGATCCTACACAGGTTGCAGCAGACGTTCAAAAACAATCAATCGCACAGCGTGCTCAGTCTGACCAGATGCGTCTGGAAGCACAGAAACAACGCGATCAAGTTCAAGCTCAGACTCAAATGCAGCGTGATGTTGTTCAAGCTCAGACTCAAGCTCAACGCGATGCTGTTCAAGCAGATCTACAAAAACGTCAAGATGAATTGGCATTGCAAACAGAATTGCTAAAACAAGATCGTGAAGATGCACGCAAACAAGCTGAATTAGCTACGAGATTAGCGATGAATCGTGAAGACAATGAGACAGCTAAAGAATTGACAGCTGTAGAAGTTGCAAGCGGAGAAAGAACGTCAATGACGACAGGCACTGGAATTAACCCTAATCCTTAAGGAGAAACAAAATGGCAACAACAGACAAATGCAATTGCAAAGACTCACAAGGTGTATCACAGCACCAACGTATTGCTATGGGCGCTAAGCTAGACGGTAAATCATTGCCAGGCACGCCAGTAAAAACACAGTCAATCCCTAAATAATGCAGATTGATAGAGTTTTAAATTTATTAACGACAGCGCAGCAAGAGTTGGCAGTAGCTGCACTTCGTTCACCAAATTCTCATGATGCGTTCGAGTATGGGCGCATGGTGGGGATGTACGCTGGAATGGAGCGTGCTATAGAAGTAATTTTGTCAACAATTAAAGAGGATAATGATGATGTCTGATCAAACGCTGGATGATGCGTTTCCAAATGCAGACCCTGGAATAACACCTTTTGGGAGTTATGTATTGGTACAAATTAGGGCGCCAAAGCTGAAAACAGCAGGCGGTATTATCTTACAAGCTGAAACCACAGAAACTGAAAAGTGGAATACGCAAGTAGGAAGAGTGGTAACAGTTGGACCGTTGGCTTTCAAAAACCGTAACACTATGGAGTTATGGCCAGAAGGCGCTTGGTGCGAAAAGGGCGATTTTGTTCGAGTCGCTAAGTATGGTGGTGATCGTTGGGAAGTGCGCATTGACAAAGACACGACCGCAATGTTCGTAATTTTTAAAGACACGGATCTGATAGGCAAAGTAACAGCTGACCCATTAGCCATTCGTGCTTTCTTATAGCTGATCAAAGGAGCTAGGCATGGCAAAAGAAAAAGAAGTAGAATCACTCATTGAAGATGACGAAGAAGAGTTGAAGGACTCGGAGTATGTTGTCGTTGAAGATCCGATTAAAGACGAAGATGACGACGAAGAAGAAAGTAATTTAAAATCGTCTGAAGAAGAAAGCGAAGCTAGTAGCGAAGAAGACCGAGAGGCTATCCGTGAACGCCGTCGACTAGAGAAAAAAGAACGCAAAGAGCGCCGTGACAAAGCCATCGGTCGTGACAAAGTTGAACTTAACTTTTTACGAAGTCGCAATGATGAATTGGAGCGTCGCATTGGTGCTGTTGAGACGCACGCACAACGAACTAACTTAAGTCAGTTGGATCAACAAATTCAACAGGCTGTTGAAGAAGTAAGCACGGCAGAACGTATAATTGCAAAAGCTGTTGAAGCAGGCAACGGTGAAGATGTCGCCAAAGCAATGCGCTACAGAGACCAAGCAATTGCCAAAGCACAACAGCTTAATCAGTATCCT